TCATCGAAAAGTTCAAGGAGCTGAAGGGTGCCGGTTTTGAGGCCGCCATGAGTGGAGAGCTGTTCTATGTATCTGTAGAGAAAACAACGTCGGTGATGCAAGACTTCAGTGCAGGCATTGATTCCTACATTGAAAGCATGGGAACGCTAGGTACTAACCTAAGCAATTTGGCTCAGAACGGCTTCAAGGGGTTAGAGGATGCGATCGTCAGCATGACTACAACGGGCACGTTCAGCTTCCAAGAATTTGCGCGATCCATTGTCGATGAAATTGTTCGCATGATTACCCGCTTGCTGGTGATTGCGCCTTTGCTTCAATACGTCCAATCGTTGATCAATCCAACCAAAGGGCTGTTTGGCATCCCCAAACTGGATACATCTGTTGGATTTGGCACGGGCGTTACTGGTTTTGCCAAGGGCGGCATTGTGAATAAGGCCACCATGTTCACTTTCGCCGATGGTGGCAGTGGCCGATTTGGCCTGATGGGTGAGGCCGGACCTGAGGCGATCATGCCGCTGCGCCGCGGCCGTGATGGCCGCCTCGGTGTGCAGGCTGCAGGTGGTGGCGTCAAGGTTGGCGAGATCAATATCACCGTGCAAAATACGGGTGAAAACCTGAGTCCCCTTGCACAAAAGCAAGTCGCCACTCAGGTGCAGAATTTGGTCTTGGTCACACTGGCCAATGAGAAACGTAGTGGAGGGATGCTGCGATGACTGCGTTCATTACGCTCAACGATATGCCGGTGGCCTTGCAGACCACCGTTCGTCGAACGGTCCGCACGCAGCGGATGCAGTTTGGTGACGGCTACTCCCAGATCCTGACTGACGGCCTAAACGCTCAACAAGAGACTTGGAACTGCAGCACTGGTCCGTTGACGCAGGAGCAGGCATACGGCATCGAATCTTATTTGTACCGGAAGAAAGGGCAATCGTTCACATGGACGCCACCTAATGCGACCAAGGCATTTGTCGGTCAGTTTGAGGGCGGCATCTTGGACCTCGGCTACACCAATCTGTCGGCCGTCACCCTGACTGGTTACACACGCCCGACCAATTACACCGCCAACCTTGCAACGGGTCGGCTGACTTCGGTCACGATCTCAAACCTGGTCGATGTGAATGTATCGCTAACGTTGGCGGCACGCGACTACATCATCGAAAACGGTTGGGAGTTCTCTTTTATTAGCTGTAGTTATTATGTTCTCAACTTTGCCATGCGACAGGTTTATGTATGACGCAGACGCCTCCTAACGCTCAAACTTTCAAGACGCAGCTTGCTGAAGTTGTCGATTTGTTCACCGTCGACATCAGCGTATTGCTGCCAGCAGGCTCGACTGAACAGGCGATTTACCGATTCTGCAACTGGTCTCAGGTCAATGGCGCCGATGTGGTTTATGACGGCAACACCTACACAGCGTTGCCGATGCAGACCACTGGTTTTGAGCTGAGCACCAATGGACAGCTTGAAAGGCCAAGCATCAAATTTGCCAACGTCGGCCTCGCCATCACTGGCCTGACCAATAGCTATGACGATTTGGTAGGCGCCACGGTGCAGCGCATCCGCACGCTCACCACCTACCTCGACGGCCAACCTGGCGCTGATCCTGACGCCTACTGGGGACCGGATGAATGGGTGATTGAGCAGAAGGCAAGCGAGGATAAGCTGGCTGTTACCTTCCAGCTTTCTGTCCCGTTCGATCTTGAAGGCCGCAGTCTTCCCGGTCGCCGTTTGTTGCGCGAACAATGCCAGTGGATTTACCGCGACAACATCGGCTGCCACTACAACGGCGCAAGCTACTGGGACGCGAATGACAACGTGGTCGGCACCTTGGCGCAGGATGCGTGCGGCAAACGACTGGAGAGTTGCAAATTACGTTTCGGCTCCGGTAGCCGCCTACCGTTCGGTGGCTTTCCCGGCTTGGTGGATTCGCAAGGCTGATGGAACTGACTACTTGGTCAAATCCGCTGACTGCTGCCCAACGGCTCGCCATGCGTCATTACGCCGAGGCCGCCCACCCACGCGAAACCTGCGGCTTCATCCTGCAAGACGGCTCCGTGGTGGAGTGCGCCAACATCAGCAGCGAACCTGACACGTTCACGATCAGCGCCGAGGACACGGCTCTGTATTACGACGACGCGGTTGCCTGCTGGCACAGCCACATCAATTACAACGGATTCAGCGAGGCTGACCGTAAAGCCTGCAAACAACTCAACCTGCCGTATGCCGTGTGGAATTGCGGCGGCAGCGAAGCGTTCTGGCTTGACCCCCAACAGTCTGCTGGTCTACTGGAGCGCCCTTGGAACTACGGCGTCTACGACTGCTACTCCGCTGTGCGGGATTGGTACTGGCAGCAGATGGGCGTGGAGATGGGCGATTACGAGCGGCTGTACGAAGGCGAATGGTCAACCCGTGGGTTCACGCACTTTGAGGAGAACTTTGCTGCTGAAGGCTTTGTGCGCCTGCCGGTCACGGTGCCACTGGAGCGCGGCGATGTGATCCTGTTCCGCATCAGGAATCAGAATTGCTGCAACCACGTCGCTGTGGTGGAGGATCCCAGCGCCAACCTGTTGTATCAGCACCTTGTTGGCAGGTTGTCTGGATTAACGGCATATAGCGGATATTTCCGCGAGAATACCTACATGGTGGTGCGGAGGCTCGGTTGATGGTCACGATCAGGTTGCTGGGTGAGGCTGGGCGCCGGTTTGGACGCCGCTTCCAACTTGCGGTCAAGACTCCTGCCGAGGCCGTGCGGGCGTTGTGTGTACAAATTCCAGAGCTTCGTCAATACATGGTTGACAGCGGAGAAAACGGCATCGCTTGGCGTGTGGTGACTGATCACGCCGAAGGTCTGACCGAGGAGCAGTTGATGTGGCCGATGAGCAAACGGCTAGTGCTGGCTCCTATACCCACGGGTCGGGGCGGCGGTGGCGGTGGAGTTGGCGCAATCATCGCTGGCGTCGCCTTGATCGCGTTCTCGCTATTGCTGCCTGGTGTCGGCGCGGCCATTGGTGGTGCCACCATGACCAAGATCGGTTTGTTCGGTGGCTTGCTGTTGTTTGGTGGTGTAGCCCAGCTTTTGACGCCAACTCCAACGATGCCGACAGTCACCTCCATGGGCGGAGGTGCAACAACAGGCCGCAGCGAATCAGACCAACTGAAGTCTTTTACGTTCGATAAATCCAACGCCAATACCAAGCAAGGCGAGGTTGTTCCTGTCCTTTACGGTGAGCGCATCATCGGAAGTTTGCCGGTGCTGTCGTTCGGCCTTGAGCTACAGAACTACCTCTGATGGAAGACCTCAACAACCTGCCTGAGATCAGTGGTGCTGGCGGTGGCGCGTCTTCACCTCAACCCACAGTCGTCCAGCAAACGATTGTTGCACCCACGCGGCAGCCTGTTGAGGAAGCCAACAACCTGTTCTCAGTTGCCTTTGCCAAGACTGTTTATGCGGTCAGCGAGGGTGAAATTGAAGGCTTCCCGAATAGCGCGGAAGAGGATATTTACCTAGATTCAACGCCGATTCAAAACCCTGACGGCAGCAAGAATTTTTCGGGATACACAATAGATAGCCGCACTGGCACCGACGAAACGCAAACCCCGATGCTGGGGTTCAGCACTGTTGAAAACACCGTCGGCGTCAACACGGCAGTAACAGTTGCATCGGGTCCGATCACCCGCACGATCACCGACCTTGATACTGAGCGTTGCCGCGTCATCATCACGCACACGGCGCTGCAATCCACCAACGTCGATAACGGCGACATTCGCGCTACCAGCGTCAAATACCGGATCGCGGTTTCAGCCAACGGTGGACCGTACACCACCATCACCGAACCAGAAGTCAGCGGTAAATCCAGCAGCCAGTTTCAGCGTGCCTACGAGTTTGACTTGAGCGGCACCGGTCCCTGGAGCGTTCGCGTCACCCGCATTACACCCGATAGCAGCAGTGCCTATCTGCAGAACGGAATCGCGTGGCAGAGCTTTGCCGAGATCATCGACGAGAAGTTTGCCTACCCCAACACCGCACTGGTGGCGCTGAAAGTTGACGCCCGCCAGTTCAACAGCATCCCCGATCTGTCCGTCCGCGTCCGTGGTAAGCGGGTACAAATACCTACCAACTACGACCCTGTAGCCCGCACCTACAGCGGCATCTGGGACGGCACCTTCACCACCGCTTGGACTGATAACCCCGCTTGGATCTTCCGCGACATTGTTCTGAACCCCCGCTTCGGGTGCGCTCGGTACATGCCGACCATCGCAATCGACCCTTGGTATCTGTACACCGTCAGCCAATACTGCGACGAACAAGTTCCTAACGGCGAAGGCGGATACGAACCACGCTTCACCTGCAACGTCTACCTTCAGAACCCCGGCAGCGTCTACGAAGTTCTCAACGCACTGGCGTCCTGTTTCCGTGGCTTGGTCTACTACAGCCAAGGCAAGCTCTACCTGACGCAAGATCGCGCCCAGATTCCTGTTCAACAGTTCAGCGAAGCCAACGTCATCCAAGAGGTTGACGACAACGGCGTCGTTACATCGCCCTGCTTCACCTACAACGGCACCGCCAAAACCGCCCGTAAATCCGTTGTTCTAGCCAACTGGGACGACCCCAATCAGTCCTATTCCAGCGTCACCGAATACCTGCAGGATGACACCCTGCTGGAGCGTTTTGGCTACAACCCCATCGACCTTCGCCTGCTGGGCGTCACCTCACGCGGTCAAGCACTACGGGCGGCAAAGCACACGCTATTTAGCAACCGCTACGAGACCGAGAAAGTCAGCTTCCGCATTGGCGCAGAAGGCCTTGCCGCCAGCGTCGGTGAAGTCATCCAGATTGCCGACCCGCTGAAACAAGGTCAACGCCTTGGCGGTCGCGTCCGTGCCATCGACGCCGAAAACAACCGCATCACGCTGGACGCTGTTCTCAACCTCAACCCAGCCAACACCTACACGCTGACGCTGGTTATCCCGGACGGACAGAAAATTACCAACCCCGACGGCTCGATCACCACCCAGCCGAAGCTGCAGGTTCTGAATGTTGTCGATTATTCCAACCTTGCTGGTGCCAGCCAGCTCAACAACATCGGCGCCCAAAACCTTGACCTGCTGATCACCCAAGGTGGCGACGAGCTGGTGGGTTATGTCGTCCAAGACGATGACGCCTTCACGGTCATCCGCTGCAACGGCATTGTTGATACTCAGGTTGGTGCGTTGTGGGTGCTGGAGTGGCAGAGCCTTGAAGCCGCGCTGTACAAGATCATTGCCATCAGCGAAGTTGATCCGCTGGTCTTCCAAGTTGAAGCCGTCCAATACAACGCCAGCAAATTTGGCTATGTAGACAATGACTTGCCTGTTGCGATCCCGAAAGACCGTTTCACGCTATCTGGCGCCAAACCGCCCACTGGTGTCTACGCCGAGCTGGTTTATCGCAACGGTCAGAACCAAATCAGCGCCTACTGGACACCACCCCAAACCAACGACGCCAACGACCTGCTTGTGCGCGGCTACCGCTATCAGTGGCGCCAGATCGGTGACACCGAATGGTCAGACATTACGCAGGTGTCATCCACCAACATTTGGCAGCCGATTGATAACCACGTCTTCGGTGACACCTACGAGTTTCGCGTTGCCACGATTGACCGCCTCGGCAAGCAATCCGACTTTGCCACCGCTGGCGTGGTGGGCTATCCAGCAATCCCCGACCTCTCCGATCCGGCCTTCAACGGCGTCATCCGCCACCAGAACCAACCTGATGGCACTCAGCTTCTGATCGTTGACGCTGGCACCTGTCCAATTCCGGAGCGCGTCACGGGTTACCTCTGCTGGGCATTTCCAACCAACGTTCCAACCGTCATTCCGGGCGTCAAGGAACCCGCCGCCGATGGCTGGTATTTCCTTAGCGACATTCCGCTCACCGGCTACTACACCATCGCGTTCCACGCCCCCGGCGACTGGGAGATTCGCGTTGCCTTTACCAGTGCCATCTTCGGTGAGAACCCAACCGATTATCTGTACGACACCGTGGAGCGCGAAGAGATCGTGCCGCCAACGCCCAACCTGTTCACCGTCGTTGAAAACACGAACAGCGGCCAGAAGCGTTTTAGCTGGCAACTACCCCGCAGCCTGTACGGAAGCTGGGACCAAGGCGTGGTGTCCGATGTGGTGTCGTATGAAGTCCGCTACAAGCAAGGCGGCCTGATCGACAGCAATCCCGCAACCACATGGGAACAGGGGATTGAGTTGTATTCCGGTGGTGTGACCGCCGCACAGCAGTGGTTTGAGACCAGCCTGTTCGACACCGACGAATGGACCGTGATGGTCAAATCGGTGGACGCCACCCAATGGCGCAGCGACACTCCCGCCACCATCCTGCTCAACGTTGGCGCCCCGCCGATCAGCAACGCTGTCTACGACGAATGCATTGATGACACCACTTGGCCGGGCAGCTACGTCAACGTTCAAGTCACCGACAACTACTGGCTCATCACGCAAAGCGGCACTTACCTCACCACCCAAAGCGGCGCCTACATCACGGGCGATACCGGCGCCTACAGCGTCCAGCAAACCGACCCCGCCGTGGATGGTTACTACCGCTGGAACTTCGATAACAACTTCCTCGAAAGTGCCATCCTGATTACTACCACCGCTGAGGCCACCTACCAGCACAGCATTGGCGCGTTGGCTGGCGCGGATACTGTTCTGTTCCAAGAAAACGACGATGACATTTTTCAAGAAAACGACGATCAGATTTTTGCCGAGCAACGCACCTACGGCGCTGGTGTTCTGTCTGGTGAATCTTCTGGCATCCTGCACCCCTATGCGCCGTATGAGCGCCTGATCGAAGACGTGTACCAAGTCCAGACGTTGATTCGCAGCAAGGATGGGGAATCACCTGGCGCCATCACGGGCATCTGCTTTGAGCTGGATTACCCCGATGTGATCGAATCTCAGAATGATGTGGCCATCAGCAGCAGTGGAGCTGGAACTGCCATCCCGCTGACCAAACCATTCCGCGCCGTCAAGTCCGTTCAGGTCACGCTGCAGGACACCGGAACCGGCGCCATCAACGCGATTGTTCTGTCTAAGACCACCAGCAGCGTTACAGTGAAGTGCGTCAATAGTTCTGGTACAGCAGTGGCTGGACTGATCGACATCACTGTGGTGGGGTACTGAGATGGCTGGCTTACGGATCTCCCAGTTACCCGCCGCAACAGCGATTGCCAGCGCGGATCTCCTGCCATTTTCCAGCGTCAGCGGCTCCCAGACTCGACGCATCACGGCCAACAACCTTGCACTGGCACTGGGTTTGCTTGGCACCAGCGTTGGACCGACGCAGCCTTCCACCCCTGCCAACGGTCAACTTTGGGTCGATACCAGCAGCAACCCGCCGTTGCTCAAGGTTTGGAATGGCGCCACGTTCACCATCGTGTCGTTTCAGCCCGGCGCGTCGATCATCACCAGCCCATCAGGCACGGCACCTAGCAGTCCGGCACTGGGTCAGTTGTGGCAAGACACAGCGCAGACGCCCGACGAATTGAAGATGTGGGACGGCACCAACTGGGTGCGCGTGGACCCTGACGGCATTGACCAAACCTTTGCGGACGCCCGTTACCTACAGATCACCACTGCAGCCAGCACCTACCTAGCCAAAGCTGGTGGGACGATGACCGGCAACCTGACGCTGGTGGGCAACCCCAGCACCACAAACATGGCCGCCAACAAGGGCTATGTCGATACGCAGGTTGCATCCATCACGCCACAGGACATGACTCCTGCTGGCACCATCATCTGGAGCGCACGCAACACTGCACCAACCGGCTATCTGAAGGCCAACGGTGCAGCAATCAGCCGCACAACTTACGCCACACTGTTTAGTGCCATCGGCACCACATTTGGCTCAGGCGATGGCTCTACTACTTTCAACGTGCCGGATCTGCGCGGTGAATTTGCCCGTGGCTGGGACGACGGACGCGGCATTGATACGGGTCGAACTTTTGGCTCCGCGCAAGCCAGCGCCAACTTGGCTCACACGCACGGCATCACCGATCCGGGTCACCTGCACACTTGGAACTTCTTTCAAGGTGGCTGGAACACCGGCACATCGGGTAACACCTGCGTAGCCAACGACCTTGGCACCGTGGATCGCAACACCGGCGCTGCCGTCACCGGCATCACAGTAAACAGCAGCGGTGACACCGAGGCACGACCCAGAAACATCGCGCTGCTGGCTTGTATTAAGACTTGAGCCGCGCCTAAACTCAACCTACCGGAGCATCAACGATGGCTACCACCAAGATCACTGACCTGACGGCTTACACAGATCCGGTCAATACGGATGTGCTGCCAATCGTTGACGTTACCAGCGACGTGACCAAAAAGGTCAGTATCGCCAACGTGATGAAGAACGCCAGCCTCGGCACGGCGGCATTGCCCGGCATTGCGTTCGACGGTGACCCTAATACTGGTATTTATTCCCCTGCCGCTGATCAGGTTGCTATCACCACTGGTGGAACGGCTCGACTGACTGCTACCACCACGGCGCTGACTTCTGCACTCGCTGTTGATGTTCCGCTCGGTTCTGCTGCTGCACCCACGCTGACCTTCACCGGCGATGCAAATACTGGTATTTATTCTCCCGGCGCCGACCAAGTAGCCATCTCAACTAATGGTACTGGGCGGTTGTTTGTTGATGCGAGTGGGAATGTCGGCGTTGGTGCTGCACCGGTTGTACCCCTTGACATCCAACAGGCTCAAGCAACTCAACGCCTGTATTCAACAACTGGTACAAATACCTCTCACATCCAATTTCGCAACACTGGTGGCATTGCCTATGTAGGTCTTGACAGCAGTACCGGTGGTTCCTTTGGCGCCGCTTATGGCTTAAGCCTTGCTCATACTGGAGCCTACCCAATTACATTCGTAACCAATGGCAATGAGCGCCTCCGCCTCACCTCCACCGGCGCCCTGAATTTTGTTGGCGCAGGCACCGCAGGCTCCACCCAAGCCGTCAGCTTTAACGGCAGCGCACCTGTTAACAGCCTTGTTATTGACTCGTCGGGGCGGGTAGGTCTGGGGACTAGTAGCCCTGCCGTCCAGCTACATGTAGATGGCACCACTGCTGAAGAATATATGCGCGTTGGTCCTGCAACAGGAGATCCACTAACGACGAAGACAA